TTAGAGTTTACAGTTGGCAGATGAACCGAGAAGGTGGGGTAGTTGGAAATGTTCCGAGAGACAAGTATAATCATGCTGTAAAGGCATTAACTTATCTGATGGTAAATCAGTTTGGATATGCCGGTAATGAAAACTATCAAAGGGAAGTTATCCCAGTGACGAGATTTAGATAATGGCTAGAAAGACACAAGACGAAATAGTTGGTGATGTTTTAAATAAAATAGAAACACTATTTGACCAAGACCAACCCTTACACGACAGAATGGACATGGATTACTCCTCATGGAGATTAACTCACTTTGTCCCAGACGAAGAAGAAGGTGTCGACCCAGAAGATGCTTACACAACTAACTCACTAAGAACATTAGCAGACAAGATAGAAAGTTTTATTTCTGGTTCTGAGCAAGTTGTAAGAGTGCACAATGATGCTGCAGACGAACAGAAACGTGCTGCAAACGACAACTTAGAAAGATTAGTCATTGGAATGCACAGGCAAATAAACAAGAGATTGCAAAGAAAAGGTGAGCCTTTGCTTGTATCCCAGCTTGCTTGGTACTCTACGGTACGAGGTGGTAGGATAGCAGCGAGGTCACTGCTTAGAAAAAAACCAAACGGTGATACTTTTGCAGAGATAAAACCACTAGACCCAAGACATTTGGTTGTCCAGTACGGAGAAGAAGAACCAATCTTTGCAGCTTACAGAATGACTCAAACAAGGTCAGAGATAAGAGACACCTACAAGAATTTTAAATTTTACGATGTAACGCTTGACGATGGTCACGAAGTAGAGTTTGTTTACGACTGTTACGAAAGACAGATTGTAAACGGCGAAGTCAAATACATGAACTATGTAATTATTGATGACCATTATGCTAAAAAACCTGCAGATACTTTTGCAATGATGTTCCCGATATGTACTGTTCCTGTTGGGAGTGTACCCTTACTTGCTACATCTGACACAGGAATGCGACAGATTGATAGCATGGCAGACATCGAAGACCCGATAAAAGACTTCTCAGAATCAATTTTTGCTCCTAACAGGGACATCATTAAGTTTAAAAATAGAGTCTTCTCGTACAGAATGGCACTTGCTGCAAGAGCAGTAGACCAAGCCTACAAGGTTTCATCGTTAGACGGAACTAAGGCATTGGAAGACAACCCGTCAAAGAAGGGGTCACAAATAAATGTGTCAACTCAAAACCAAGAAGACGTACAGCCACTACCGTTGTCACAATCACCAAGAGATGCAGACGTATTGCTTGGTGCAATCAATGACGATGAAGTAGACGGTGGATTACCACCACAGGCTTTTGGAATATTGCAAGCACCGATATCTGGTTATGCGATGAGACAGCTTGGAACTAACATAGAACAGAAAGTTATTCCAAGACTTACAGCAGTTCAAAACTTGCTTGAGATGTCTTTTGAACATTTGATTATGATGTACGAAACTAAATCGTACAAGGCGTTGAATGTATCGGGTAAAACATACGCAAAGATGCCTTTTGATGGACCGATAAAACCAGATGACATAAAAAACCACGGTGATTTAACATTTACTTTACTGCCTGCATTACCAGAAGATGATATGCAAAGATATTCTATTGCACAGATGGCAACTCAACCGACAGCAACTGGTGAGTCGCTTGTGTCAATGGACTTTGCAAGAGACAGAATTCTAAGAATGCAAGATGCAGATTTAGAAAGACAAAGAATATACGAACAGATTGCAAGAACATCGACACCGATTATGCAGTTAGTTCAGCTTTACACTGCAGCAATGAAGAGTGGTGATGAGCAAATGGCTCAACATTACTTGCAAGAAATTAAAACTGCAGAAGAACAAAAACAGATGCAGGAACTTGCACAACGTATGGCATTTATGCAACAATATGGACAGATGCAGCAACCAATGGCACCCCCTCAGCAGGGAGCCCCTACATCGAATGGAGTAAGACCAGAGGTCATGCCTAATGCAGCCATGGGAGGCATACCGAATACTCCATCACCTAACCAAGGCAATAACACGGCAGCACCCAGACCCGGAGCCCAAAGTGAAAGAACTCAATTACTTAGAAGTATAGGATTAGAAGAAGAATGAGGTATTATCAAATAACAGTTAGGTTGCCAAACGGAAGCACTCAAACTTTTTTCGTTCAAGCAACTAGCGAGGCAGAAGCACAAAGAAGAGGAAGGCAGTTTGGAGTTGGTGACGTTGATGATGCTGGTGCAGCAGTTGTAACAGTAGATGGTGTGCAAGATGGCTTACCAGAAAATGTAACAGTTTTTAATTCACAAGGTCAAAACATTGGTTCAAGAGCATTTAACACAGGTGCATTTAATCAAGAAGGAGATTCTGGACAATTACGAACTGATTTCTTAGAACAATTTTTACCAGATTTTACAAGTCCATTTGTTCAAGGAAGGCAAGCTGTTGGAAGAGCATTACCAAACATAGATATTACAGGTGGTTTTGGTCGTGCAGCAGCAAATTTATTATCACAACCTTTGGTAGCAGCAAGAAATATTCAAACGGCAATAAATCAACAAGGTGCTCCACTTGAATTAACAGGAAATCCTTTTCAACAAGCAGCACAAACATTTCAAAATTTAGTTGGAATGGGAAGAAACCCTGATAATCCTTTTGTATCTGAATTACAGAACCCACAATTAGGAGTAGGAACTGGTGTAAGTCGAAATCCTTTTGCTGTAGAAGCAGAACAGTTAGCAAGAGGTGCTGCTAGAAATAGATTTGGCTCTTTATTCGCTAATAGATTTTTACCAACATCAGCAACGGTGTTAAGAGATTTTGAAGAAAGTGAAGGTTTTGGAAGAGAAAATACATTCTTACCATTCTTGCAACAAAGATTTGGTTTAGGATAAAGGAGGCACAACATGGTAATGGGTCCAAATTACTCTGCAGGTAATTTATTTGCATCTACATTAGAAGATACTGATTTAGGTAGGCAAGCCTTACTTCAATCTTTTTTACCTGAAGCACAAGGTTTTAATCAAAGAAACTTTTTTAGAAATCTTTACAAACCTGTATTTACTGATTACTTAGGTGCATACGGAAGAGCAGGTAGAATGGGTCAAACACCCCCAACCTTTCAACAATACATAAGTGGTCTTGACTTCCAAGATATGTTTAGAAACCAACCTGCAGCCCGAACAGGTATGGGTGACAGAGGAATTACATCTGGTGGTAGATTCTTTTTTGGAAGGTAAAAGTGACATTTCAAGACTTTCAAAGAGACGAACAATTACTTGACCAAGTAGCAAAAGAAACTATTGGTCCAAATGTAAAAGTAAAAGAACCCGGTAAGTTCAGACAGTTTTTGAATTACATAAGTAATTTAGGTGATGTTGAACCAACTGTCAGCATTCCTCAATATGGACCTCCTCAAAGAACACAAGATGCTGGTATTAATTTTTTTGGTGAAGGTGGTGTTGTAAATCCTAGTCGTGAAGATTTAAGAGATTTTGGATTAGGGCTTGCAGAATTTGGTACTTATCTAGTGCCGGGAGGAGAAGCAGTTAGACAGCTTCCTGTTGGTGGTGGTGAACGTCTTTATGAGGCTGGTGAAGTTCTTACACCTCTTATTGACCCAACAGTTGCAAGACAATATGGTGCACAGTTTGGCTCTGAAATTCCAGAAGGTGTACCTTTTGTAGGTGGGATGACTGGATTAGAGGCAACACTTGGAGGTGCAGCAGCATTAACATCACCATTAGATTTAGGAACTACAATATTAACAGCAGGTGCAGGACCTGCAGTGTTAGGAAATTTGGGCACTGGTATAGTGCCTAGAACAATAAGAACATTTGCAGAACCTGTTGCAGGTGGACCGTTTGGAAGAAGATTAGCAGCAGAGACTGCAGTTCAATTGCCGGCTGCTACAGCAATTTCTGGTGTAGAACAAAGACAACAAGAAGGTATTGCACAACCATTTGAAAATACATTTACTGCCTTGCTAGCAGGTGCTTTACCAACTGCAGCAGGAGTTGGACTGCTTGGCAGAAGTTTAGCAAGACAAAACCAACCATTAGACGTACCAAATATATTAAGACCAAGAGAAGTTGACCAACCATTTATACAAGAATCTATATTTCCTTCTTATGGTACTGCACCTACACAACCAAGAATGAGGGTAAGTATTTCACCATCTGTAACTGGTGAAGCAGACCAACCTGCAACAAGATTGTTTCCACAGCAATATGTAGACAAACAAAATGAAATAAAGAAAATATTTCAAGAAAGTGGCGTAACACCAAGAAACAGATTGTTCTCAGAGTTGTCTGCTTTGAATGCAAACGCAGGTATTTTTATAGAAAATGAAAATAGAGGTTTACAAAACTTAGAAAGAGGATTTTCAGACCTCAGAATTGCACCGGGTGTTGGGCAATATTTTAATGAAATAGAACCGAGTATTGATATGATTGTTACAAATCCAGCGAATTCTGATTTATCTGTTGCAAGAATTGTTGACATCGCAGACAAAGATTTAAATCAAAAAGAAATTATAATTACAAATAGAATTACACAAGATGATTTACGACCTGTAAGAGCACCAATGGGAACAGCAAGAAATCCACTAGAAGACTTACCAATTGGTGAAGTTATTGAGCCGGGAGTGACTCGTGATTTTTCAACTGTTTACACATTTACAAATAGATTAACAGATGATGATTTGCAAGCTATCACACAACTTGCAAACGAAAATGGATTTGCAGGATTTACTGTAAGTGGTGATTTCCAATCACTTGAATATTTTACTGTTAGAAAGTATAATCCTAACTATGGAGAAGAATCAGACAAAATCATCGACTTCGAACAACTCATCAACGATTACTTTCGGAGAACTGGTAGACAGAATGCAACGGAGGCGAGACCAACTGCGATTAGAACGAGGGTTGTCTCCCAAGAAAGTGGAGCCTTTACTCAGTCCTACACCGAGTACAAGAATCAGAATGCTGACAGGATTAACCAGATTCTTGAAGGGCAAGGAATAAGAGGTGCAGTAGACCCTGACGGTTCTATTGATTTTCAACAATTAAGGCAAGCAAGACCTTTAACATCTGAGCAAATAAATCAACCTACAAGACTTGGTGCTTTTGGTGAAAGACAAAGAGGTTTGATGCTCGGCAGTGATGGCACAGATATTCCTGAGGATATATTTAAAAACCTACCAAAGAATCTTATTGATGACAAAGAATTTGTATTTAGACTGCAATATGTTACCGATGCAGAAAAAGAGTTCTTACGACCATTCTTAGATAGAGCAAATGCTCGTGCAAAAAGAGGTGAAGCAAGAGTACTTACTGACAGCGAGATTGGTTTTATTAAAAGAAGATTTTTAGCAAGAACAAACAGCAGAATTAATGAAGACTTCAGACCATGGGAAACGGGTAACGTTCAACCAAGACAAGTATCACCACAAGAAATAGGTGATTTTTTAAGAGATGTAATTACATTTATTCCTAATAGAGTTAGAAGAAGTGAGTTTTTTGAATCCTTTTTGAAGTTAACAGATAAAGTTCCAGATATAAAATCAATTGATATACAAAGGCTAAGAAGATTTTTTGGTAAAGACAGTGAATTAGTTGATACTTTAGAAAAAATAGACAAACAACCAAATCAAAATAAAAAGAAATTAGATTATAGTTTAATTTCAAACGTAATGTTCTTGGGTAAAGCTATAAGAGGTACGATGGATTTAGGTGCTTTTCTTAGGCAAGCAGTTGTATACACTGTTACAAGACCAAGAGCAGCTTTGCCTGCTTTTAAAACTGGTTTGAAAGCTATGATGAGTGAAGATTCCTTGAGACAAAGCGATGCACTTATAGAACAAGATAAAGACTTTGATATGTTTGTAAATGTTGGTGGCATGAGGTTTAACAGAATTGGTGCTGATTCAGTTGCAGACCAAAGAGCAGAAGCATTTATGTCTAGCTTTATTGACAAGTTACCAACATGGACTGGTATTGGTCCAATACTAAGAGGGTCAGCAAGATTTCATACATCTTTTTTAAACAACGTAAGATTTAACGTAATGAAACAGTTAATTCCTGAAGGTGCTTTTAACCAAGGAGGAAAATTTGCTAACTTTACATCACAAGCAGACGTTGAGGATGTTTACAAGCAGGCTGGAGAAATTGTAAACGTATTTACTGGTGAAGCAGATTTATCTGATGTTTTTACAAACAGGACATTTAGAAGTTTTCTTTACAACTTTATGTGGTCACCAAGGTTATGGTATTCAAGATTTGCTATGCCTTTCTATGTATTTAAAAATGACAAAATGCGTAATGAAGCTGTAAAAGATTTAGCAAAGTTTTTTGGTACTGGTCTTACAATTTTATATCTAGCCAATATGAGAAATGATGTAAAAGTAAACATTAGAAAAGGTGAGATAGCCTTTGAAGATGGAACTAGATTTAGAATATGGGGTGGTTTTGAACAAACTTGGAACTACCTTTTTGATATGCTTAGAGATTACAAAACATCAAGCACTGGAACAAAATATAAAGTTGGTGACCCTAAAAATCCATTAAATAGAATGCTTGTGCAAACTTTAAGATTTGCAAGAGGTAAAGCAAACCCTGTAGTAGGAGAAGTTATAGACCATGCTACTGGTAAAGACTTTTTTGGAGAAGATGTATTTGAAAGATATGAAACAGACACAATATTTAATATAAATTCAAGAAACCCATTTATACAATCTTTATCACCTCTAATCATTGCTGAAATTTTTGAACTTATTGAAAATACAGATGACCCATTTATGATAGGTTTGGGAATAGTTGGTGCAACTTTAGGAACAGGAGTAAGCAGTTACAAATCAAAAAGAGAAGCAGGTCTTGATGTATATGGAAAAGAATTTGTAGAGTTAGAACCATTTGAACAAAGAATATCTAATCTACATTTTTATGCTGATGACACAACACGTTCTGTGCCAAGTTCTTATGTATCATTAAGTGAATTAAATCAGGCAATTCAAGCTATACCAAAAGAAAAAAGTTATGATAGAAACCAAAAAATAAGAGCATATTTTAATGCAAAAGCTACTTCTGCAAATGACAGAAAAATGGAAGCAGCAGAAAGTGGGTTTGATTTTGATGACCCATTTTACAAAAACCAAATTAGGTTTGCTGGCACAGATAGAGAAAGAGCAGCACTTGAAGCATACTTTGATTTAGTTGAACAAAACACAACAGGTGACGGTTTACTTTTATATGATGCTTTTGATGCTGCAAGAGACAGGTTTTTTAGAAGTTTAAGCAAAAAAGAAAAACAGTATATCGCTAGAAATACTAACTATCATGCTGAAACAATACCTCCAGAACTATTTAGAATATTACCTAGGTCAGAAAGAACTAAGCTACAAGAATCTATAAATGCTAGAGCACAAATGGATAGAAGTATTCTAAAACCATTAGACGAACAAATTACAGAAACATTTAACAGATTGGCAGATAAGATTGAAAGCCAAGAAGATTAGATATACAATGTAACCAAAATTAAATATTTTAGGAGTTGTAATGGTAACAGACAAACAACCTGAGAATTCAACATCTCCTGACTCGCAGCCAGAAATTTCTGAGCCTGCTGAAACTACTTCAGGCATTGTAGACAATACTGACCCTGCTGTGAACGAACAACTACAGCAACAAGGATTGATACAAAATGGAGCAGAGCAAGCAGAACCTACAGGAACTTCAGAGCCCGAATCAGCCGGTGCAGAACTACCTCAAAGCGTTGAGCCAACAACGAGTGTTGAAAACTCTCGTTCTTATTCGCAAGATGAATGGAGGAAAGCACAATCATCTTACGATAAACAAATAGCAGACTTGCAAAAGTCCCAAGAGGACTTGCAGGCACAGTTGCAACTGAGTCAATCAGAAGCAACAATAGAAGCTAAGAGAAGAGAAGTTCAACAGCAGTATGAGATGCAAGGATATGCTCCTGAGCAGGCACAACAACTTTCTACACAAGCTGCATCACAAGAGAGGCAAATGCTTCAGATACAGCAGGAGAAAGATAGACTGCTTGCACAACAGCAGCAATTATCCCAATCATCAGAACATACTGCAAAGGTAGCAACGGCAAGGCAATTGCTTTTGGAAAAGGGTATAAAGCCCGAACAGAAAGTAGGCAAGAGCACAGCTTATGATGTGTTAATGTCAACTGTCGACCCAAATGCAATGCAGTCAATGGCTGAAAGTATCGCTGACTTAACAGTCCAGCAACAGCGAGTTTTAGAAACTCAGCAGAACAAGGTACCGAGTTCGGGACCTTCGCAGGAACTTCAGTCAGGACAGCCTTCGCCTGCAGCACCATTAAATGAGAAAACTTTAATGGAACGCTACTTGCAAGGCGACAATGACCCAAAGGTCCTTGAATATGCAAGAAGAGTAGCTTCCGGTGACATATAGGAGATAAACAACTATGCCAACCACAGCAACTACTGGGAATTTAGAAAATGCCCAGAACATAATAATTACTGCTGCTAGGTTTACTGAAGAGCACAATGCTCCTGCTATGGCTTTGATTGAGCAAATGAATTTGCCAAAAGGGGCTAAACAGGTAACTGTGCCAAAAGTAGGTCAAATGACTATTTCTGATTTAACTGACGGATTCGACATTGTCGATGAAGAAGAAATCGGAATGACAACTGTAGACCTTACTGCTTCAGAAGTCGGAGCAAAAGTAATTCTTACAGACAAACTAATCAGGCAATCTGCAAACAACATTTTTTCAATTGTAGGTAGACAGCTTGGTGATGCAATGGCAAGAAAAAAGGACACTGATGTCCACGCATTGTACTCAGGACTAAACGGTGGTACTACTTTTGGTGCTGCTGGTGCAACAATGAGTCTTGCAAACATAGCAGGTGCAATCGCAAATGCTAAAGGACAAAAGTTTGGTTCGCAGATTTACATCTTGCAACACCCTTTTGCAACCTTTGACATTGCTAACACAGCAGTAACAGCAACAGGTGCAGCAGCCGGTATTCCGGATGGATTTGCAACTGACTTGTTAAATAACTTCTTCTCAAACATTAGACCACTTAACGGTGTTCCAATCTTTGAAGATGGTAACTTGTCAGTTGACTCATCTGATGATGCAGTTGGTGTTATTGCAGATAAATCAGCACTAGGTGTACTTAAATCAGTAGACACTAGAACTGAAAGACAAAGAGATGCTTCAATGAGAGCAACTGAAATAATAATTACAGCAGACTACGGTGTGTTTGAAATTGATGATTCAAAGGGTGCACCTTTGACATTTGATGCTTCAGCCCCTGCATCTGGTGCGTAAACATTAGGAGAATAAATGGATACTAGAGAACGTCAAGAAAAGAGACAAGAGTTAATAGCTTCGGGCTATGCTTGGGACATGATTGATAACTGGCAAGAAAAAACAACTCTATACTGGCACATCGATAAAAAGAGTGCTACAGGAGAAATAGGTTTTAAGAAAGGCACAGCGATTAAGAATGTACCGGGTACACCTGACTACTTACTTAAGATGGCTCGTAAAGGGGCGTACTCTTATCCACCTTCTCCAGATTGTGAATGCAATACACATCCTTGTGGACCTGCAAACGCAAACTGTAATACAGAAAATAAAAAAGAAGAGGCAGTGAATGTAAACATTGACCGAGTTCCTGTCTCTTCTTCTAAAAAACAAACATCGGTTGGTGACGGGGTGTATAAGAAACCCGAGGAAAATAAGGAGATAATATAATGTCATTTCCAAATACTATAGCCGGTAAATACGGCTGGGAAAAAGATGAGACAACAGACCAAAGACATCCTTTAGGAACTACTATGACTTTTGTTGATGGTAGAAGATACAAGTATGTTGAAGCTGGTGGCTCAAACATTGAAGAAGGTTTATTGGTAGCTTCAGAAGCAGTAGTGGGAAACCACGATGAAGACCTAGTAGTGGCTACAGGTGCTTCAGCAGGTGGAACTACAGTTACAGTTACACTTGGTGGAACTGCAGCAGCAGAAAACCTTTACGCAGAAGGATATTTATTCTTCAACTTAGAAAGCCCATCAAACGCTTACTTTTACAAAATTAAATCGCATCCAGCGATAGATTCTTCAGGTAATGGTGTAATTACTATTGACGAAGAAGATGGTTTTGAAGAAGCAATCGTTGCTGGAACAGACAAAGCAGGTCTAATTAAGAGTCCTTACAAGGACATCGTAGTTGCTCCTGCAGCAGTTGCAGGAAGATTTGTTGGTGTCACAGTCAGAGATTTGACTGCAGGCAGTTACGGATGGGTACAGACAGCAGGAATGTCAGTTGCAAAAATTGACGGAACTCCTGCAGTTGGTACTTTAGTTGGTGCTAGTTCAAACCACGCAGGACAATTATTAGCAGTTGGAGCAGACACTACTCCAGCAATTGCTAGACTGCAAGGTAAAGCTGGTGTTGACAATGAATACCACACTGTATTCTTGATGAATTTAGATTAACATCTAATTGCATGAGTGGGAGGATTGTTTCCTTTCGGTTCTCCCACTTTCATAAATTATGGTTACAGATTATAACGGAAACATAGATGGA